ACTGACAACTCTGTAATGCTAAACACCTTCATTGGTGACCTAACCCGTATCGTGGACTCCCCAATTGGTGTCCGTGGTCTTATCTCTACTGGTGTTCTTCCAGCTTCTGGAAACATCCTAGAGTACGCAGTTCTTGACTCAAACGACGTAGGCGTTGGTGAGCAGGAAGCTGAAGGAGATGACCTAACTTACGGTCAGGTATCTCTAACCACCGCTACTGCACCTGTAAAGACATTTGGTGGATACACCACTTTGACTCGTCAGGCAATTGAGCGTTCTTCTGTAAACTTCCTTGACGCACACATGCGAGCAATGGCAGTTGCAGTTGCTAACAACCTAAACGGATTCGTTCGTGGTGGCTTCTTGTCACAACACGCTGCTCACGTAACCACAGCAGGTTCTGCTGTTGTTGACATGGGTATCTCTGGTACTGCTCTAACTGCAGCAACCTACACCAACTGGCTAGACGCTATTGTTGAGGGTGCTGACAAGTTCCAGAACCGTGGCTGGGGCATTGACGCTCTAGTTGTATCTAAGGACGTATTCAAGTCTCTAATGGCACTTGAAGGTTCTGACGGACGCCCACTACTTCTAGTTCAGGGCAACAATGGTGTAAACACTGTTGGTCAGGTTAACCCACTAGCACTTGGCGGTTCCTTCGCTGGTCTACGTGTTGCAGTTGACACTGCTCTTGGTACCAACAAGGCTGCATTCGTTAACGGTAACGCAATGCGTCTATACACCAACCCAGTTGTGTCTCTAACTGATGACAACATCATCAACTTGAGCCGTGACTTCTCTGTCTACCAGTACGCAGCACTTGCTACTGAGGCACCAGAGGCACTAGTTCCAGTAGTAGCTTAATTCTAGGAGGTTCAGAATGGCGGTAGATTTAGGAACACTAGCAGGATATGTTGGGTTCAAGGTAGTAGAAGGTAACTCCTACGACTTTGAGTCTGGCTGTATCACAACTGCTACTGCTTTGGTTAACAATTACGTTGGTTCAGCTTCTGTTCCAACTGTAATCAAGGACCAGGCTATTCTATTGGCAGCTTCAGAGCTGTATCACCGCCGTTCTGCACCCAATGGAATTGCTCAGTTTGCTAGCATGGATGGTTCGCCATTCCGTGTTGCAAAAGACCCAATGAATGCTGTATACCCACTACTTCTACCATTTGTAAAGGTGGGACTCTAATGAATGAAATTACACTGGCTAAAGAAGAATTTGCAACGGCACTTAAGGATGAAGGACTAGATGTCTATGCATTCTTGCCTGAGCGTATTGTTCCTCCAGTTGTAGTTATCAATACTGGTAACCCATTCATTACAGTTGAAACCATTGGTAACGAGTATGTAATGTCCCTAGAATTGATTCTAGTGGCAGGTACAGCAACAAATGAGTCTGCTACAGAAACACTGGAACAACTCATTGAAAGTGTACTCAAGGCACTACCTGGCTATGCTAGGTTGCTGAGGGTAGACAAACCATACTCTCTTGCATACAACAATGCTGAATATCTCAGCACAAGTGTGCAGGTAGAAATTTCAATCACGATATAAGGAGAGTCAAATCATGGCTGCATCAACACGCATTAAGGCTCAGAACATTGTCTTCAAGATTGGTACTACGGACCACGCTTGCGACGCAACTTCTGTGAACCTTGAATTGGGTGACGCACCTGGTGACGTTCGTACATTCTGTGAGGTATCTGTTGGTAAGCAGTGGACCCTGACCCTAGAAGGAATTACTTCTGGAGCAGCTGGTTCGCTATACCGCACCCTCTGGGACAACTACGGCACTGAGGTAGGCTTCACCATTGCCCCACACGGCAACGCAACCGCATCTGCATCACAGCCTCACTACGAGGGAACCGTTGTATTCAGCGAGCTTCCTCCACTAGCACTAACTGCTGGTGAGACTGCTACATTCTCTGTAGCACTTGAGGTATCAAACGCTACCCACACACCAGCTAGCGACATCTACTGGGGTGTAGAGGTTGTAACCGCTTAATCATGTCTAAAGACAGCATCAGGGTATCTGGTTTAAACAGAGCTATCAGAGCACTCAAAGACGTAGGAGTTCCTGCATCTGAGATTGCAGCAGCAGGTAAAGACGCTGCAGAGATAGTTGCTGGGGAAGCCAGAACCCTGGTGCCTGTCAAGACAGGTAAGCTAAGGGGTAGTATTAGAACTGCTACTCAGCAAAGAAAAGCAATTGTAAGAGCAGGTGGAGCAAGAGTTCCATATGCTAATCCAATTCACTGGGGATGGTTTAGACGGGGTATCAAGCCAAACCAATTCTTCAGTAGGGCAATCAACCCTAATATTGATAAGATATACAAGCAGTACTTTGATAACCTACAAAGACTGATAGACAAGTACAAAGGAAGGTAACTAACATGGCTAAATTTGATTTTGAATCACTAACCATAGAAGAAGTAGAAACCATTGAAATGATTTCTGGTTCTCCAATTGATGCACTAATGGATGACACTGCACTAAAGGGCAAGAGCCTAAAGGCAGTTGTATTCGTAGTCAAGAAGCGTGAAGACGAGAAGTACACCATTGCTGACGCTGGCAAGGTATCGTTTAAAGAAGCAATGGAATTGCTACAGCCAGGTGAAGCAGACCCAAAAGAGAACTAGTCCGTAACGCTGCTAAGCGTATGGCTAGCTTTTGCTTGGCTACCAAAATGTCACCTAGTGAATACAAGAAGCTAAAATTGTATGAGATTAATGCATTCGTTGAAGCCTTAGAAGAGCGTGGTGGAAGTAGCATTGAAGATGAATTAGGAGAATTGCTTTGAGCCTCAATCTAGAAGTCCAGATACTTGGTGAGTATAAAAACCTTACCAAGGCTACCAAGGGTGCTACAAAGCAGCTCAACGGACTCAAGAAGTCTGCACAAGGTATCTCCAGGGGTATTAATACTGCCCTAGCAACCATTGGTGTTGGAATCTCCTTTAAAGCAATCACCAGCGGTATCTCAAGCCTCACAAAGGCAGCCGTAGATGACATCAAAGCTCAAACACTGTTGGCACAGCAGCTCAGGAATACCGTTGGTGCTTCTGATGCTGTTGTTGCCTCTGTGGAAGAACAGATTGGTGCTGTTCAGTCAGCCACAGGTGTTGTAGATGATGAACTACGTCCTGCTTATGCCAAGCTAATTAGGTCTACTAGAGACACAACACGTGCATTTAGACTACTAAACCTTGCTACTGATATCTCAGCTCAGACAGGCAAGTCTCTAGACTCTGTATCCACAGCATTGTCCAGGGCATTGAATGGTAACACTGCTAGCCTTGTTAAGCTTATCCCTTCTATTAGAAACTCATCAGACTTCGTAGCTGACCTAGAGAAGCAGTTCAAAGGTGCAGCTGCTGCAGCAAACAACCTAGACCCTTACAACAGACTTAGAATTGCCTTTGACGAGGTAAAAGAAACCATTGGTGCTGCTTTCCTACCTGCCCTAGGCAGCATTGCAACCTTTATTGATGACAACCTACCTAAGATTAATGCCCTTGCAGATGCAATCAACAACAGAGTTAAGGCTGCATTTGAGGGTACAGGAACAGCAGCTACTAACTTTGGCACTAAGGTTGTCAAGGCAATTACTGATTTGACAGATTTCCTAAACGGTACAGCACAAGCAGACAATGGCTTTGCTAAGTTTGCAGAAGGACTAAAGCCAATCACAGATTTGATTGGTGCATTTGGTGAGATTCTAAAGGGTGTTCTAGCAGTCCTAGATGGTTTGTTTGATGGTTTGTTTGGTTGGATTAACCTATTCCTACCAGCAGGAGAACAGGTCAGTGGACTAGCTGGCTTCCTAGAGTTGCTAGGCAAGGGACTTCAGGCTATTGGTTACTGGATTGGTTATGCAGGTTCGTTCCTAGTTCCATTTACAGGAGCATTCAAGATTCTTGGTGGTGTGCTAGGTGCATTCAGCAAGACAGGTAAGGCTGTAGTTGACTTCTTTGTAAAGATTGGTGACAACATTGCTGGTTTCTTTGGTGGTGCTGAGAAGAGAGCAAAGGCAGTAGACGATGCTTTTATGAAGCTACCAACAACTGCTGATAACAGTGCAGACGCAATCGCAAAGAATGCCAAGGCAGTTGATGACCTAGTAAAAGCAGGGGACAACGTAAAGAAGCTTGATGGTCCACTAAACAGACTCAAGCAAAACTTTGATGCTAACAAGCAGGGTCTAAAAGAACTAGACCAGGCTGGTGGACTTGTAAGAAGCACACTAGGTGGCGTAAACAATATCATTGAACAGCTTGATGGCAAGAAGATTACTATTGATATTGACGCACGTGTTGGTGGTGCTACAACTGGTGAAGAGAATAGATTTAGCAACCTTCGTAAGCAGATTGCAGATGCAATTGTAGAAGAAGAAGACCCAGCTGGTGACACAGGAGATACACCTTTCCAGAAGCGTGTAAAGGCGATTGTAGAGAAGTTACAGCAAACTTTGAATGAGGCTAAGGCTAGAATTAAAAACGCCTCAGAGAGCTTCAGAGACGCTGTAGGACTATCATTTGGTGTTATCTCAAATGGCTTCACTGCTAGATTCAGTGTCGCTAAGGTTATCGCTCAGATGAAGCGAATCAAGGATGCTGTAAAGACATTCTCTAAAGACATTATTGAACTTCGCAAGAAGGGTGCAGACGCTGCCCTGATTGACGAACTAATTGGACTAGGACCTCTTGCAGGTTCCGTTGCAGCTAGGGAACTCGTAACTTCGGGTAGCTTGAATGAGTTCCTTGGACTACGCAAAGACCTTGCAAGCTCAGGTGCTGCTGTAGGTGCTGCTGGTAATCTTGCCATTACTGGCACATCTACTTCAGGACTACAAAATGCCATCAATGGCTTGAACAAAACAATTGCTGCAGGTAAGGGGAATACCTACAATATCAGTATTGCTAATCCTAACATTACCCCACAGCAAATCATTGCTGAGATTAAGGCATATGAAAAGAAGACTGGCAAGAAGGTGTTCAGTAACTAATGACATTTAGAATAGATGAAGATGTAAAGATTGAACTCTATGGTTCAACTTCTTTTATCATTGGGGAAAGCAAATTGGGAGGACCAGCACTGCTTGGTGACCTCTCTCCAACATGGCACCCACTAACTTGTGGCGTAGTGTCAGTTGACATAGACCGTGGGTTCAGTGTCAATCAGAGTATCTTGCCAACGCTGGAAGTAGGAACAGCGTCTATCGTGCTATCAGGATTCGCTGTTGACCCCACACTGAATCCACTCTTT